TTCTCCTATTATTCTGGGATGGGGTTTATACCTCTTCCAGATTCTAGGATATCCATTAAAGCGAACGTTCCGCAAAGATTTATATAGTATTCTTCCCTTTTTCAACAAACTCTTGGTCCAACATGGACCCTTGTTTGTCGCCCGGTATCTGAAGGTCTCTCAGTTCTGTATACAGAAGCACCTTTCTGGTGCTCCCCTAACATTTACGGGGGATCTGGGAATCTTCGTCGGTCTATCCAGAAGTGGTTTACCCACCTGGATACCCGTCAACTGGAGAAAAGCGATCAGATCGGGGAATGTGAAGATATTACGACTAGTAATGTCTTTGACAACCATGTACAAGATTATACATGTACCACATAAAGTGGTGTCTGTCGCAAACATTATTCGTCCTATGCCCCCTTTAGCAGGCGGGAATCTCACTTTCGCTGGTTTTGTATTTTACTTTCTGAGAGATTGGTGCCATTTGGTTACCAAGGTCTCAGGGGTGAACAAGTTAAATCTTGGGCGCCCTCTAGCTTCCTCCAAGGCAGGACCGAATATTTCTCCTGCTGGTCTTGGTCTCTTTCTAGATGCCAGGGCCTGGGCGAACCTAGGATTGCAAAATCCGCTTTATAATTTTCTTAGGGTCTGGGACAGACACGATATGGTAACAACCATAGAGTCAATGTCTCGAGACCTTGAGTTCTTTGTAAAGGACCTTCCTAAGATACTTTCTGACCCCTTCTACGGTGCACTCGTGCACGGTAGGGTGATCAAGAGTTCTCAAGGGAAGGGCGGCCACGTGAAGGAATATGATCCATCCGTCCCGCTTGTTACTGGTAAGATCTCCTTCGTTTTCGAAGGAGGTGGGAAAGTGAGAACCATTGCTATCGGTGACGTACTCACACAGTGGGTACTGAAGCCTATACATGATGGGATTTTCGCTCTCCTAAGGGTGTGATCTGATGTTGATGCAACTTTTGATCAACAAAAGAGTGTGGACCTTTTTGCTAGCAGGGGATACAAAGAGATATTTAGTTTTGACCTGAGTGCGGCCACGGACACGATACCCCACCATCTGTACCTCCCGGTTATGCAAGGGTTATTCAATTACCCTGTAGCAAAAGCCTGGTTAGCACTTTTGGTAGATAGAGTGTTCTTGGTCACCACTCCGGATAAAAATGTAACAATTAAAGAAGGATTCACTAATGTCAGGTATAACCGAGGACAACCGATGGGATTATATTCCTCTTGGGGACTCCTAGCATTGACTCACCATCTTATGGTGCAGTACAGTGCACGGAAAGTCATTCAAGAAGAAGGGAAACTTCCCCAGCATTGGAGAAGTGGACCTTTGCCTTTCAATGATTATCTGGTATTAGGGGATGACATTGTCATCGCGTGTCCGTTAGTAGCAAAAGAATATGTCAAATTTTGTGAAAGCGAGTATGTGATCCTTAACCAGAGCAAGTCTCTAGTATCCGACGATGGCTTTATGAATTTTGCCAGTCAATCGGTCAAAGATGGGGTGAATCTCTCACCTGCATCCCTGAAGGACCATATTACGGTAAACTCCCTCAATGAGAGGGTGGCTCAATTAAGCTGTTTAGCCAAGAGAGGGTTCTTTGGTGAAAAGCAAACATTGGGAATTCTGATACGTGGACTTTTCACACCAAGTGTGTGGAAGACGCGTATTAGAGCCTCCTACCGAAGCGGAGAACTTATCTATCCACTCCGAATAGGAATTGCGGCTCTG